GCCATTTAATTTAGCCACAGGCCATTTAATTTAGCCACAGGCCATTTAATTTAGCCACAGGCCATTTAATTTAGCCACAGGCCATTTAATTTAGCCACATTTTTATTCATTATCTACATGTGTCAACATATGTCGTCTACAACATACATTCGTCAATTTTAAACGATCCAACACTTGTCCTTCTGGTGTTTTTTCAATAGGTTTAGACGCCATATCTTTAGTATAATAAATAACCGAATTTGCATCTAAACCCAATTCTTCTTTTATTTTCTTCACTTCTTCTAAATAATATTGATATTTATCGGCTAATACCGTTCCACAAGAAACGCATTTTACAGGAATAATCATCGTAAATATATATGTCTGTTGGATATATATTTTCATATTATTTTCGAAAGAAGGATCAATTTTTTGTAAAAAGAAATATCATGATATAATAAATTGAGATTACTTTCATTCATGAAACAAATAATAATATATGTATGTATCATAATATTTGTTTTATGTATATTATATTTTTTTTATCAAAATTCATTAGAATCATTTGCGTCATATAATAATAATGAATTTATAAAGCAAAGACTAAGAAGTAGAGGCTGGGATATAAACCCAATATCGAATGGTTATTTGGCAATTAACAGTAAAAATACGAGAGAAATGCAACTAATATGTGATACTGGATTTAATGGGAATAATGGTATGTGTTGTGCAGACGGAAAATACAATTCACGAGGTGTTTGTTGTGATTATGGTTCAATGAATGATGGTTATGGAAATTGTATTCCAAGCTCAAATACTGCTACCAATACACTTACTAAATTTGATAATGATATTAGTCAATCTATCGATATACAATATCATAAAACAGAAGAACAATTAATGGACGAGGCAGAAATAACCGATGTTACTTTTGGAAATACCTATGTTTATGATGAAAATGGAAATAAAATACCATATCCATTTTCCAGCGTCCAAGGAGAAATCACCTATTACACTCCCGGATCTTATCCTTTTGGACCCGCAAATTATGTGCCTAATTATGAAAATGCGATATATTTCAGCAAATTAACCGGACAAAGCACCACTATGCCAGTATATAATACTGCCAAAATGAGGGGAGGATTCTGCAGTTATTTTAGTGATCAACCGAAAGAAAAAGAAATCGCATGTAGTCAACTAGATCCAAACGAATGTGCATCTACGAATTGTTGTGTTCTTTTGGGAGGTTCCAAATGTGTTTCAGGTGATTCTGCCGGACCAACCTATACCACCAATTACGGGGATGTCTTTCTAAGGAATAAGGATTTTTATTATTACCAAGGAATTTGTTATGGAAATTGCGAATAGAATTTCATTTACAATGTAAAAAAATAAATATTATTTATATATTATTTTTATTAGTAGTTAAATTTATATATTGTATAATATATATTATATTATATTATACGATTACATGCAAACGGATAATAATTTAATTACATGTATCATGTATTACTCTTTATTTAAGAAAAAGTTATTAAGAGATGATAATCAAATTATGAAATATTTACCAAAAAATGCGTTTGGAATATTCAGCACCATACGGCGATCTCATAAAATACAAACGTATCCATTGGATATACATGGATGTATTGGATATTGGGATAATAATTTTACAATATTGAGTAAACCAAATTTATATAATAATGGATTAAGGGTATCCTATGATTCTGTATGGAATGATAATCGTAATCGATATTTTGAACCAATTCAAAATGATCCAAATTCGTTTTTGGAATTAGATTTTATGATGAAACCAATTTACACAATAAATAAAGAGAATGGATTTATAAAAACATTAAATGAAATATTTACAAACAAAATATATGGAATTATTATTCAATCCAAGGATAAAACGTCGAAAGCTACGTATTTACCAAATATATTTCCAAATATTTCTTGGACCAAAATGTTAAATTCAATAAAAGAAAAAGCAAATATTCAAACGGACGATTTTGAACTATTTGCTTATAAAATAATACAGATAAAATCAAAGTTCATTACACTATTAACATATGAAAATTTTAGTTATAATTCTATATATAATTTTTCGCGATTTTTAATCAATAATATGAATGTAAAATTATCTTTTCCATTTGTATATTCATGTAAAGATACTATTTTACAATGGAATCAAACGGATCAAGTAAGAAATATTTCTACATTGAGTCTTATGTATAAACTGATTGATTTATATCCAACAATATTTACAAAAACGGATGTAGAAAATATTAAAAAAAATATACTGAATATCGTTCATAATATTGACCAATATAGTTCACAATCATTATCCTTTTTAGGATATATTTACGGTATGTTCAATAATAGTAAAGATAAGGTTGTATTCTGTAAAAAATTAATGAATGATTTTCCAAATGCAGAAAATGATTTTGAAAAACCGGAAATATTTATAGGTTTAGTTCAAGCAGGATGTAGAAGACCTAATTATGAACTAACCTATGATTCGAACGATACTATTTTTAAAATGAATTGGATAATTCAAGCAATTATTAGTATTCAAAAAAAACCGTCAAAACAACTAATATATATTTTAGAAGATAAAATACAAACTATAATAATGAATATAAAAAATACGGAAACAAACTATATAGCAGTCGCATTTGAATCATTATGCTTTGTATCATGTTCTATTTCTACGAATAAATCTCGTTGTTTACATACATTATTTCAACTATTGTTTGAATTAGAAAATAGAAAAACATGTCATCCTAATTTATATGCATTCTTAGATAAAACAACATCTAGGGTTGATATTACTGGTCATGTAAATAATGGATTATTTCAATTAGTTAAAAATATGTATATATAATATAAAAAATGAGAGAAACCAAAAGAAAAAAAGAAACGAATCCTAATAAACGAAAAACAATCAAAAACACCATTCCGCAAAACATCCATGGTAAACGTTATCCAGAAAAAAATGGATGGATTCGTATAAAAATCCATGGAAATGCATTTGAACGCGGATTTGCACATGGTTATTTATTAGCAAAAGAATTACAAGAAATCCAAGATGCATTTTCCTTTATATTAGAAACAAATGGATATTTCAAAAATGTTACAAACTACGAAACGTTCTGTAGAGATAATATTACTCCCATTATTCAAACCGATTTTCCGGAATTTTTCGAAGAGTTACAAGGCATTTCTGCTGGTGCGATTGCTGCAGGATATCCACTCCTTTCGTTTGATTTTATCGTAGCATGGAATTGTCTCTTAAGCACCTATACTATTGTTCCAAAAGAAAGATGTAGCGCGTTTATTTCGATTTACGAAGGAAATATCGTAATGGCACATAATACACATACGGATTTATTGACGGGACAAAAAGTGAATATTATCCTAGAAATATGTCCAACGGAAGGACATCGTATCGTCATGCAAACGTCTCCCGGTTTTATATGTAGTGGAACCGATTTTTTCATTATAGAAAATGGTATTATTGGATGTGAATCTGCGATTGGAAATATAAATTATACTCCCGAATTCGGTGCACCTTATTTTTGTCGTATTCGACAAGCGATGCAATATGGAAATTCGCTCGATGATTATGTAAAAATAATGTTGAAAAACAATGCCGGGGATTATCCATGCACTTGGTTCCTAGGAGATACGAAACGAAAAGAAATCATGCAACTAGAAATAGCGAAAGAAACGCATGCGATCGAGAGAAAGAAGGAAGGTGTATTTTACGGAATCAATGCTGCACATGATGAGACGATTCGAAAAACCGAAACGGCGGATAAAACATATGGAAATACGAAAACCGCGAGTGGTGCGAGGAATATGCGATTACATTATTTATTATACGAAAAATATGCGGGAAATATCACAATCGAAAATGCGAAAAAAATCATTGCCGATCATTATGATGTATATTTAGACAGAGAAACTATAGGAAATAGTAGAACTATTTGTAAACATACACATTTAGATCCTAGAAAATCGAATAGATCCCAGTATTATCCATACGGATGCACGGACGGAAAAATAGTAGATACAAAAATGGCCAACGAAATGTCATTTATAGGGAGATTTGGAAGTTCTTGTGGAACGGAATTCAATGTAAAAAAATACGTTAAAAAACATCCTAAATATAAACGATGGGGAAACTATTTGAAAAACATGCCATCTCAACCATGGATCAAATTATAAAACGGAAAAAATTGATATAAAAATATATATCTTATACTATAAACAAAATAGTTAAGAGAATCATGTCGACAAATCCAAAGATTGAAAATATATTAGAAAACGATTCCATTCTCTCTTTTCGTTTATCGGGAGTCGATAAATGTTTTGCCAATGCATTGAGAAGAACCATACTGACCGATATTCCAATGGTAGTGATAAGAACCGAAGATAGTAAAGTAAATCAATGTATCATTCGTAAAAACACCTCGCGATTACATAATGAAATCATTTTACAAAGATTGAGTTGTATACCCATTCATGTAAATGATATGGATTTTGTAGATAAACATTTCTTAGAAATAAATGTGAAAAATGACGTAGACGAACAAGTGATACGAATGGTTACAACAAAAGATATTCAATTACGTCATAAGGAAACCCAAAACTATTTAAGCGAAGAAGAAGTTCGTAAAATATTCCCGCCGAATGAAATTACACAGTATTATATTGATTTGGTTCGATTAAGACCGAAAATTGGCCTTACTATTCCAGGAGAAGAATTATCCTTGATTGCGAATTTCTCCATTGCGAGTGCGAGAGTGAATAGTATGTTTAATGCAGTATCTAAATGCACGTATGGTTTTACAATGGATATGGTGAAGGCAAAAACGGTATGGGAAGAAAAAGAAAAACAAATGAAGGAGGAAGATAAAAACGAGGAAGAAATTGACAATGTAAAAATGGATTTTTGGAATTTGGATGCACAACGATATTACCTACCGAATAGTTATGATTTTGTAATCAAAAGTGTAGGAGTATATGAAAATAAAGATATTGTGCATAAGGCATGTTCGTATCTAATAAGTAAATTCGATCAAAAAGTGTCTGCATTGGAAGAGATGAGTATTCCTATTCTAGAAAGTAGTCAATCTAGAAAAGAAGGATATGATACGATTATCGAATCTACGATGCAACATAGTTACGATATTATTTTAGAAAAAGAAGACGATACTTTAGGAAATATGTTGTCGTTTATATTGTATGAATTATATTTCAAAGGAGAAAAAGAATTATCCTTTTGTAGTTTTAAGAAATTCCATCCACATGATTCTTATGGAGTCTTGAGAATTGCTTATAAAAAAGCCACGGAGAAAAATACGGTGCAATATCATTTAAAACATGCATTTATGGAATGTAAAAAAATCGTGGAAGAAATTCGTAAAATGATGAAATAAAATAAAATAAAGTAAAATCAGTATAGTATAAACATTACACTATTTCAGATAAATGGACCATTTTTTTTTGGTGGATAAAACGAAAAAATTGAACAATTTATTTTTAAAGAATGATTTAAAAATAAAAGAGATAATATTTAGTAGAATAGAAACCAAGAATGGATAGACATATTAATAAGAAAATCAAGACCTATGTTACGGATTTAAAAGCCCATATAAAACAGAAAACATTGGAAATGTTTCCAGAAATAGAGGAAAAACGCATGAATGATTATTTACAGGAAATATATAATTATGAATGTTTGGTTCTCACCAAAGAAGACGTGTCTAAAAGAAAAAGGATCAAGAATTGTATACCTGGATGCAATCGATGTATCGCCAAAAGAGCCAATGGTGAACAGTGCACTAGAAAACAAAAGGAAGGATATGAATATTGTGGAACACATGCAAAAGGGGTTCCACATGGAGTAGTAACCGATAAAGAAAATGTAAATACAGAACAAGAATTATTAAATGCAGAAGTATTTGCAAAAGACATTCATGGAATTGTATATTACATAGATCAATACAACAATGTATATAAGACCGAAGATATATTGAATGAGAAAAAAAATCCAGAAATAATTGCGAAATGTGAAATGATCAATGGTGAATATGGCATTCGTAAATTCGGGCTGATATGAAAAGATCAAATAAAATTAAATAGGTTCCGGATTTGACTTGTTTATTTTTCGAACAATGGATTCTTTTACTACTTCTTCTCGATTTTCATAAACATATTCATTTAAAGCAATGGCTTGTTCTTCTCCCAATTGAGGATGTTTAGATAAAATCATTAATAATCGTTTTTGACTTAATGCCACGCGTTTTGTTTCTTTCTTGTATTGTATTTGTCCATCTTTTAAATCAAAAATATCAATCTCGTTTTGTTTCATAATATCAATCATATCTTGATTGATTTGTTTTTTTTCGTTTTTTAATTGTTTTGCGGTTTTCGTTAATTGATTAATTT